AGGGTCTAGTCCATATAGCTCACCATAGTTTCTATAACCAATCCACTCACCGTTTTGGTTCCAGTTAAAAGCGAAATCATTTATACCAGATAAACCTGCGTTGTCTAATAAAAAATCTTGAGCATTGCCTTCGTGCCATCTTTCTTGAGTTATCGATGTACCTTCGATATCTGACCCAAAGTTGTCTTGAGTTGGAACTCCTTTTTCGTCTTGTATCTGCGTGTAGTAAGGACTTGTAGTTAAGTTGTTAGCAGGATATATAATATGCTTTACACCCAGTTGATCTATCCAAGATACTTTAACGTAGCTAACATAGTCTTGAGGCAAAGGCAGCGTTAAACTAATAGGTATAGTTAACTCTGCTGATTTAACACTTTTCAAAGTGTCATAGCTAAATTCTTGTAAACCTCTTTTAGCAAAAAACAATACATCAGATTTTTTAGCTGTTTGTATAAGTTTTCCATCTCCAACATAACCAACCATAAAGTTATCTATAGCATCATCTAATGTTATATATGAATATCCACCGTAATTGTTTTCAACTACTTCTCCATATGCCTTCTCTGCCTCCGTGGCACCGTAAAGTCCACCATCTAGCTTCTTTAGTTGAACTACTATGTATAAACCATTAGCTGGTTCTGAGCCAGCTTCAAAAGTTATAGAATTGTCTACTACAGAGAAATCTGTAATATATTCAACGTAAGAACCCGGTAATCCAGAAGTACTCGTGTATAGCTTGAAGTTGTTTAAAGAATAGTTTATATTGTTAGGATCAAAACTACCTAAGATTAAATCTGTATCAAATGTAGTTTTAAAAGATAGTTCAACACCGTCACCTCTAAAACCTTGAGCTCCTTGATAATATTGTTGGTTTGTTTCAGTTATTAAACTCATTTATTATGATTTTTCGTTTATTTCAGTTTTTTGAGATTCTTGCTCTGCTATTTGTATTATACTAGGGTCTTTCACTATTACACCACAGTACTTTAATATATTTATGATTATATTGTTTTTTTCAGAAATATCTAACTCAAAGTCTACGGTTGAAGAACCTGAAATGCCAGATGGACTAAATAGATATTGACCTAAAGCTCCAATAGTAAAACCCCAACTTGGTGAGGTTGGCTTGAATATAGAGTTTACAGTAACAGTGCTTGGCTTTGGATTTATCTTTAATATTAGTTGATTCGTTGTTTTAGGAAATATCGGCGTGTTAGTAGAAGTTGTTAAACACAGCGGATGCTTATTAGTCGGTGCGGTTAGTTTTGATCTTATTATTTTAGAATAATCTTTTTTACTACCCAACTGTGCTATTGAAGATACGTTAGGGTTTACGTCACTGTAATTTGTAGATATTTCACCTATCTTGTAAAGTTCTCCAGCTCCAGAATAAACCCAGCCATCATTAGGTGTGTTGTAAGTAAATGAAGCTTCTTTTTCAAAAGGATATAATTTGTAAGATATATCCTTAAACATATCAAAAAATTCAGTATCATTCTGAGCATTTGTTTGGTTTTTTCTATTTTGCTGGTTACCGTCAGGAAAATAAGACTGAAATATTTCGTCTTGAACCTGCTCAGCTATACTATTAAACTCGGCAGGTGTTACGTAACCTCTCTGCTCTTTGTTTATTATATACAAGACTGTTTGATATACCGTGTTTACACTTACCGCCATTTTTTATTTTTTATTAATTATAGAAACTAAGCCACGTTTAAAGTGGCCTAGCTACTACAATATAGTATTACTTGTTTTTATAGTTTTTTATCTATAGACTTATAGATTTCTACACCTTCGTCAGTCTTTAAGAAAGCCGCAAATGCAGAGTAAGGGTTTTCGTCAAACGGAACGTTCATTAGTTTTCTACCATTTGATCCCCATGTAAATGTTCTTTGATCTTGAGATAAGTTAATTATACCTGCTTCAGATGCTCTAATTGCAAAATTACGTAGCATAACGTTTTCGTCATTAGCTAAGTTAATAAACAATGAAGGATTGTTTCGAGCGAATAACAACAAATCTCTTTTAAGTTCTTTAGAACTCATAGTATTTACTTGAGATCCTTTTTCAACACGTAAGATAGCCTCAGCTTGATCTATGTCCATGTGTCTAGCAGCATTTAAAGCATCAATTTGAAGATCTAAAACATCTAGTTCGTCTTCAGCTACCTCTGTTGCGCTAAACTCTTCGTATATTCTACCTTTTAATGGGTGATACAAAGATAATAGTTTTTGCAAGTTTTGCTGTGCTTTTGGTACTTTTAAATCTCCATTAGAAAATCTAATATGACCCATGGTACATTCTCCTTTTTGTTCATCTACAAGTGGAGAATCTTGATTCGTTGCATATCTTATTTCCCTCTGTTTTCCAGATTCTTCATCAAAATAAAGTAACGAATGTTTTCTTGTATGTTTACTAGGTATAGTTAGAGTTAAAGGATTTTTATTACCTTTTAAGTAGTAAACTCTATCTTTAATTTCCCACGTTGGTTCTGTGGGTTTGATTGGTGCAGTTTTAACTGCTACCTCTTGAGGTGCAACCTCAATTGTTTCTGCTGTAGCTTTTTTAGCCATAATATGATATAATTAAATAGTTTAAAATTGTGACATTAGCCATAGTATATAAATAGTAATAGGCTATTGTCATATAAAAAACCCCCACCCGAAGGCAGGGATTATTATTAATGTTGAATCAATTAGATTCCTTTGAAAAGTACAAAGTTGTTAGCAGCTTGAGTCACTAAACATCTTTCAGATAGGAAGTTTACTTCCATAGCATCAAGAGTTGAAGTATAAGCGCCACCAGCAGAACCAGTTAACCAAGACTTCATACGACGATCATCAGCTTGTGAAGCTCTGTATCGCACGTGTAAGAATGGTCGACGAATGTTAGTTCCTAAGATTTGATCGTAAACTGTAGAAGTTCCAGCAGGTACTAATACACCTTCAACGGAATTGATACCTACAATACCTCCACGAGTAGAAGCGTCATTTAAGTATTTCCAGTCAGTCTTATAGAAATCGTAAGATCCTCTACGGAAACCGCTAAATCCTAAATTCAAAGCCATTTCTTCTGAGTTTTCAAATAAACCAAAAGCAGTACCACCGGCAGTTCCACCAGAGATTGCAGCTAGCATATCATCAAAATCTAAAGATGTTTGTCTTTGTAAGAATAACATGTTTTCTTCAATAGCTCCTTGAGTATCTAAATTCTTAAGGATAGCATCAAATTCATCAAGTCCAGCAGCAGCAGTAAATCCTACTTCTACGTTACCACGAGTTTGGATAGCAGAGAATAAACCTTGTGTTCCAGGGTTTGTTCCAGCAGTCGCACCAACTTGGTTGTATTCACCTTCTACCATTGACATTTCTAAGTAATCTTCAAAACGTAAACGAGTTTCAGATTCAGCTTTTAAATACCATAGGTAACCAGATGTTCCGTCTTCAGTTGCAACTTCAACCCATCCGATTTGTGCCATATCAGAACCAGATACTGTATATTGGTTACGGATAATAATTGGAGAGTTAGAATATTGTGTGAAAGAAGGATCAACACTTACTCTTGTGTTAGCGGCTTGAGCACCAGCTCCTGCAGCTACACCAGCTAAGTTAGAACCTTTTGCGTAATCAGAACCATATACAAAGATCTTAAGACCTGTATTAGTGAATCCTTGAGCAATAAGTCCAACGTTTGTATAAGATTGGTAAGTTACATTTCCACCTACACCTGTAGTTGATCCAGTAATATATCCTTTATCTTCTAATCCAGTAGCAGGATCTAATACAACGATTGTATCAGAAATAGAAATTACATTAGTGTCAGCACCTCCAACAGTTAAAACGTTGTCAGTAGCACCTGGTCCACCACCATCTGCTCCAGAACCAACGCCTGCGTAAGAGATGTGTAATCTATTTTGTTCAGACCAAATTACTTGATCAGAAGTCATTGGCATTTCAGCTCCAACCATACGTAAGAATCCAGATAAAGTTCTGTTTCCGTAACGCTCTACTTCTTGTTCGTAGATTTCAGGTAAGTACTGTTGTGCGAAGTCATTTGCGCCATTGTTAAACTGTAAGTAGTTAGATGGCAACAAAGCTTGTACTTGAGATGGGACAATAGACCCAAATTGAGGAGTTAAACTCATAATTGTTTGTTTTTTTTAGTTAAATTTTCTTGTTTTTATTTTTAATTTCGAAGAATCACTACCTGAAATAGCTTTAACTTTAAACCCGTTTACAAACACATCACCTTGTTGAGACCTAGCTTTGGTGTCACTTAGGTTTTTTGATTTGCTCATAACGTCTTTAACGGCGTCAGCTTTTCCTTGCTCATAAAAATGAGAGGCAATTTTATCTACGTTGTCAGCTGCATACATAGCTTTGTGATAACCTTTCGTGTCACTAACATTACCATCAGAGTCTAGGAACTTCCCGACAAGGTTGTTAATATTTGATTGGTTTTCTGCAACTTTTTCACGATTTTGAATATTGTACTTATAGCTCTTGTCACCGACTTTAATATCGAAACCTTCGAAATCATCGTTGAAAAGTTGTTTAGTACTTTCTTGAAACTGTGAATGTTGTTGCTCAGCTACTTCTTGCTGCTTGTTATATCGGTTGAAAAAGTCAATTGCTTTTTGAGAATCAGGATTTACGTTTGATCTCAACTTGATTTCATCGTAATATTTGTTTTTCGTTTCCTCTAAAAAACCTTTTGCTTTTGCAACTTCTTCTTTAAACGCAAGTTTTTTCTTACGTATATCTCTTTCCTCTTCTAGATCTTCGTCATAGTCAAAATCTTCTAAAAGAAGTTCAACATCTGAATTATCTAGATAAGGTTTATTTTTTTTGTAATACTCTTTTAACAATGTTTTTTCATCTACATTAGAGTAATCGGCATTAAGCCTTGTGTAATCTTCAATTGTTCCACCAGTTTCTTCCATAAAGCTAACTAGTTTTTCAATGTTTTCAGGTAATTGTTTACCTAAAACTTTTTCATCTCTTAGAGCTTCTTTAACTTCAGCTTCTACTTTAGCTACTTCAACTTCTTTGATTGGTGTAAACTCTTCAGCATCTTTGACGGGCTCTTGTACTTGTTCTCCCACCTGAGTGCTATCTCCGGATGGTTCTTCCACAAGAACTTCCTTTGTTTCTCCGATTTGAATGGCATCTTCTTTTGGTATTACCACCTTGGTAACCTCTGCTGGAACCTCTACTAAAGGTTCTTTGATGTTAACTTTAACAGGTTCACTGCTTGGTGTTGTTAATTTTTTTGGAGTTTTCTTTTTAATTTTAAACTCACCTTCCTGCTTAACAGGTTCATTTGTTTTTACTTCTGACATAATATAATATAATTAAATAATTGTTTACTTTCTACATGAAAGCTTGCATACCCATATCGGGTTCGTTTTCAAAGTCTTTAGGTAAGCTATCGTTTTGACGTTGACTTATCATTTCACTTTGTTGTGTAGCTTCCATTTTGCTACGTTTATCTTTTCTATCTTCTATAGCTGATTCTTTTTGCTGCATAGCTTGAACTTCAATTTGCTTTAGTTGCATATCGTATTCAAACTTTTGCTGCATTTTAATTTTTTCTAAATCAGCTGCTATTTGCATTTTGTTTATTTCCATTTGAGTTCTAGCTTGTTCGTATTGAACTTTAGAACCTGATATAGCTTCTTGCTTTTGAACTTCAGCCATAGCTGTTTTTTCAGCAGTACTAGCTTGAGCATCTGCTTGAGCTTGTATATTAGCTTGTTGATTAGCTTGATCTTGAATAGCTTTTTGCTTACGCTTAACCTTAAGCATTTGGTTGGCTAGTTTAAGATTTTTAATTTGTCTTAAATCTATAGCGTCTTCAAGGTCTATACCGCCTTGACCCAATGCAACCTGTATATTCTCTTCTAACTTAGCTTGCTCTTCATCATCTGGCTCTAATTCTAAGAATATACCAAAGTCATATAAGTTTAAATCAACAACTTGCTGTAGTGT